TCGTTGACAATCCGGATGGCGTTGGCCGAAAAGGGGATGGCCACAGCTGCCGATGCCGCCGGCGCGCCCGTCAAGGCAAACGCGGTGGCTTGTGCGCTGAATAGTTGCTGGTTCATGCTTGCGGCTCCTTTGGTGCGCCAAAGCGCGTGATTTCTACCGTTACAGCGCCCGAGTGCTCCACCTTGTCGGTGAACAGCTTCAGGTGCCGCCCTACCAGTTCATTGCCCTTCAGCGCTGCGCCGAAGTCCTTTGCCTGCTCTGCCATCGCGGCCAGGCGGGCGATGTTGGCCAGCACCTGGTCGCCGTTAATTCGCGTGCGCTGCGCCCGTTCCTGCTTGGCCAGATTGATCGCATGTTGCACCTTGACATTGCTTAACAGCCTACTGGCAGCCGATTCTGCCGCGTTGCCGTCTGACTTGTACCCGGCGCGCTTGTAGGCGGCTGTGGCGTTCAGGTCGATCAGATATTCGGATACGAACCGTTCTTGCTGCGGCGTAAGTTTATTCGTTGTCATGGGGATCATCGCGCCGAGTAGTCGTGCGGTGGGTGGGGATACAAAAAAAGCCGCTGGGCTTGTGCGCACCAGCGGCTTATGCGCGCTCAATTAGATTGGACGCAATTGTATTGTAGATTTGCGGAATTGTGTGCGTTCCGGCAAAAAAAAGCCCAGAACGGTTAAGGACTGGGCAAAGACCTGCTCCTAGGCGGAATAGGTAGGGGACATGGCTGTCTCGGCTGGGATCGAACCAGCGCGCTTTCGCTTAACAGGCGAACGCTCTACCGTCTGAGCTACAAGACAAAATGGTTGCAAGGGCAGGAATCGAACCTGCTACCTCTAGGTTATGAGCCTAGCGTGCTGCCAATGCACTACCCTGCTATTGTTGCTGTGCCGCCCCGCCGTTCTCATCCTCTGCCGTGGCTTCGGGATTACCGTGGGTACAGCGAATTAGGCCGTTTCGCGCAACCTTCAGGCCGTGAGGCCCTACTTCGGCGGCGCTACTCGGGAAACCGCATGATGCGCCTGTCATTTCGCGGTGTCAAGCCTAGAACACTTCCCACTCGTGCGTAATGACAACTTCGAACGGCTTGGCCTGCGATGGCGGGGCGGGCTTGACCAGCTTGCGCTCGATGATGCGCATGCGGTCCTGGCCCATGATGTTGGGGCTTGGCAATGGCATTTCTTCAGCGTCGGTCGGCTCCATCCTTGCCCCCTGCTCGTATCATGCTTCCCACCAAGCAGCCTATGCCCAGCATGGCCAGCACCGCGCAGATTGTCCACAGCACCACTTCGATACAGCCCAGAAAATCCGCTTCAGACATCCTATTCCCCTTTGAAATACTGGTTGAAAATCTGCTCGATGCGTTCCAGTGTCAGGTCGCTGAACTGGGCGGTTTCGTAGTTGCAGCCGGCCAGCGCGCACCACATCACAATATCTTTGCTGTCCTGCCACGATATGCCATCGGTCAAGCGCAGGCGCTGGATGGCCTGAAGTTTCTTGCCCAGGGGGCTGATGGCGCGCTGGAACTGGGCCATGTCCTACTCCGTGTAGGAAACGCAGAACGGCGTGGCGCAGCGGGCGGTCACGGTGTTGGGGCGCGTGTAGACGGTGCGCTGGTCCAGGGTCAGCTGTCCCTTGCAAGCCGGGCATTCCACCACGTCGCATTTGGTGAAGGGGAATTTACGGGCGCGCCAGTCGGACACCAGAGCGGCCACAAGGGCGTGAGCTTCGCGGTAGTTAAGCATGGTAGCCCCGGCGCTGCATGTCGTAAGAATACAGGTTCAAGGCCCACAGGACGCCATTAAATGCAATTCCGAATGGCGCTCCCAGGGCCACGTTCAGCACGAAGAAAAACAGGTAAATCAGGACTGCTGGCTTGGCGCCCGGCACAAGGGATCGCCATAAAAATTTCATCATTCTGGAACCTCCTGCTGGCGCACCGTGGCGCATGAATCGGCTAAAACTTGCTCCAGACGAATGTACCACTGCTGGGTGCTCTCGTGCGGCTTGGCAAGTAAATCATTTCGCTGGGCCAGCTTGATGGCCTTGGCGATGTTGGCGCAGGTGTTCGGACCAGCGCCAGCACGAAGGCGCTTTACGGCGTCCACCAGCCAGCCCAGGCGGTTCAATTCGCTGCTGATCGCGGCCCAGTCGTCGCGCTCTGCCCGGGCGTGGATGAAACAGCACCAGTCGCCGCCCTTGGTGCCGAGCGACGTTGTGCCGATCATGTTGCAGCCGTGCGCCATGCACAGCGTGTGGTCCACCTGCGTGTCATTCATCGTCGCCCCTTATCGTTTTCGGTTTCAGTTCCAGCAGCAGGGCCTTGAGCTTGGCCACGTTCGCGCGGCTGGTGCCTTCGATGCGCTGCTGCTGCACTTCCTCGGGCGGCGTGGGCAGCAAGCCCAGGCGCTGCGCTTCCTGCTTGATGGCCAGCACTTCCTCGTACGTGCCGCCCGGGGAAAGAAAATATTCCGGGTTCACCCGGTCCAGCTTGGCGCGCGACACCAGCCGGTCATAGCAGTTCTTGAACGCCATACGGGCCGCGATGGTGTCGCCGTCGTCCAGCAGCGGCTGGGCAGCGGCCAGGGCCTGCGCTGTGACCTGGTTCAGGATGCCGGGCGCGCCTTCGGACTTCGGCAGCGCGGCCCATGCCTCGTCGGCGCCCACCCATTGCAAAGGGCGGCGGCGCTCGATCTGGCTGCTGATGTCGGCCACGGTCGGGGTGAAGCGCCCGCGGTCAGGGTCCAGTCGGTGCGCCGACAGCGCGTGCTCGATCAGTTCCAGCGGGTAGCGCTTCAGGTCATTGAAGAAAAGCGCCTTGGCCGTGGCGCTGATTACCTTGGCCGCGGGTGATTTCCCGATCATGTCGTAGGTGTCATCCAGCAATTTGAAAAATGCCGGGGCGTCGTCAGGCCGCATCGAACACCATCCCTTCGTTGTCGTCGCCGCGCAGCTTGCGCATGGCCGCTTCGCTGTTAGCTTGCTGCACGTCGCCCAGGTTCACCACTTGCGGCCCGCGGCGCTGCTTCGCCGGCGTCCAGTCGGCGCTGAAGTGTTCACCCGGTCCATAGAAGGTGGCCGGCTGCTTGATGTAGTGCGCCTCGGTGCGCTCGGCCTGGCAGTAGGCCGCATACTTGCGCGTGCCCTCGATCATTTCCAGCACGGTGGCGCCGGCCTTCAGGCGCGCGGTCCAGGCCTTGAACGCTGCGGCCTTGCTCATGCCTGGCCGGCTCGGGTACAAGGCCCACGCTTCCTCAAACTCGGCACTGTATTTCGCTGTCGGCTTGGTCGACCCGCCACGGCGCAGGGTTTCGACTTCGGCCAAAATTTCGGCCAGGTCAATCCGGCTTACACGCACCAATGCGCCGCCGCTGGAACGTACAATCATCGTCAATTCGTCGTATGCGCTCACAAATCCCCCTTCTCGCTGTCCTGGCCCGGTTGTGGTGCTGCTTCGATGGCCGCGCGTAACATATCGAGTACGTCGTCACGATCCAATGTGTTATTAACGTGCGTCGTAGCGAATGCCATGTCGTCTGTCGGCTCTACCGGCACCAGCTTCCAGCCATCAGGCACCACCGGCGCTGCTACTGGCGGCAGGGCTGCGCGGCGGTTCCACATGGCCACTGCGTCACCGAATGCATCGGCGGGCGCACCGCTGGCGCCGCAAAGGCAACTCACCTGTCCGCTCTCGGCTGGCTTGCTGGCCGCTACTTGAGCGGCAGTGTGGGCGTTTAGGATAGCGGCGATTTCCTCGGCCTGCTCACGGTCAGCGCCTGCGCATTGCAGTTCGATTCCGTCACTTTTGATAATTGGGTCTTCATCGCCGGTGTAATGCTTCGCCACCCACTTTTCAGGAAGCGTGTTCGCCACCTTCTCCCCCGTTACAGGGGCGGGAGTGGGGGATGGGTGGGCAGAGATTGCGGCGTCCCAGCCCGCTTGGAAATCTTCGCGGCTCACATCGCGGGAAAACTTTGCGCGGTTGTACGCCACTTCCATCGTCGCCACCGGCACTGCATCACCTTGTACAGCAAGGGCGGCTGGCTTGTTGGCGGCTACCTTGGCGCGGGCCTTCCATCCCTTCCAGCGTTCCTCGCAGGCAGCGTATGTGCAGCCTTCTGCGGCGAGGATCGAGTTTGCTGGGCGAAGCAAGTAATCTTTCTCGCCTTCGGTGAGCGGGTAGTCTTGCATCGACTGCCAATATGCAATCTCAGCCACCTCGAACATCTCCTGCTCGTCCACGCTCTCGCTCGCTGCGGGTGGGGAAATGCTGGATGTGGCGGCGAGGGCTGTAGCGGCTTGACGCATTGTGTCGGCATAGTCGCCGTGGCTGTAGCCGGGGTTGCTTGCGTAATCCTGCAAGCGCTCGATTAATTCTTTGTTCTGGTTCATGGTTCTATTCCTTATTGGGTGTGGATGCGGGGATTTAGTGGGTTATCGGCCGGTTTTCCTTGACGGCTTGGGTGACGCCCTCGTCATGGAATTCACGCTCGGTCGGGAATTGGAAGTGGCAAGTGTTCTCGGCCAGCGCCATCACGCACTTGCGCAGCAGCTTGCGGTCGGCGCATTTCCCGGCGCGGACGCGGACGTGATAGTTGCCTGCCGAAGTCTTGTGTGGGTAGAAGATCAACACCAAGTCGTCGTGAATCCAGCGCATCACCTCGTACTGCACATCGCTGTCCACCAGCTTGCCGCCAAGGCCGGCGAGCCGTGTTTGTGCTGCTGCGCGAACTCCGGCCCACAGCTTGCGCTCTTTGCTTACGTCGCCCATCACTCCCCCTTCGGCGCTTCGGCCTGAGATGCTGGGGCGTCCGCTGGTATGCGCTCCCACGCTGGTGAGTACGTGCCGCCCTTGGCGCGGCGCTCAAACTCGTCTGCAAGTTCGTGCTGAACTTCGTCCAGTCGGTCGAGGTCGTAGTCCGACATGTCGCCGTCGATGATGACTGACATGCGCAGTTCAGCCGCCAGTTGCCCCAAAATTAATTTCTTCATCAAGCGCTTATCCACGAGCATCCCCTTTCACATCGCCAGCACTAGCAGGATCACTGGCAAGGCCGCGCCATGCGTCGTTAATCTGTGCCGCGTTGCCGAAACTGGCCTTCATGCTAATTAGTGAACTGCCCAAGTTCCACTGTTTGCCATTCCAGTAGCGACGACCTGAGCAGCACCGTTCGCCCGCGTACCGCACGTCATACCATCCAGGTATCGTCGGTTGCTGCTCGCTGCACTTGATCCAAGGCGTGAGTTTCATGGCTGGGCCTTCCATTCGCCGTTAGTAATGACGCGGTGCTCACCGCACTTGTTATCGCATCCCACCGACGGGATGATGGTCGGGCTTTCCTCGGTGCCGAGCCATTGCCAAATCCGGCCATGTTCGGCGTCCTCGCAGTGAGCGGCGCGATGCACGCGTGGTGCGGGATTGCACTTACCGAAGCGCGGGCAAGGCATGTCGAGGTATGCGCCCTTGGCGTCGTGTTTCACGGTTGCGGCGCTCATGGCTTGGCCTTTGCTGCAATAGCTGCGTCAATGGCGTCTGTCAGTAATTGGAATGCGAGTTCGGCATCGGCGCTGGTGGCGTAGCGAAGCGTCACCTTCGGTCCGTGAAAGTCAGAAACGGCGGTGCCGCCCTTGTAGCCTTGCGCGATCTTCTTTGCCCATTCAGGAACTGCAACCTCGCTGTCCTTCTGCTCTGCTGGCGACAGACCTGCTGCGCCGCTGGCAGGCTGTCTGTGAGCTTCGGCGAGAACGGCTTGCATGCGGTCCTTTGCATCGCACAGCGCCTTGGCAGTACGTTGCTGCTGGTCGAACTGCGTTGTACTGGCAATTTCGTAGCCGACTTGAGCGGTCAACAAGTCTTCGGCGGCGGTGCATACCGACTGCAACAGCGACAGACTGCCCGCTCCCATAGCAGCAGGTCGGGCGCACGTCAGGTCCATGTAGTTGGATGCCATCTGCCGCACACCATCGGCCACGCCGCTGGCTTCCTGCACATGCCAGTCGATCAGCGCCGCCAGCGTTTTGGCGGGGTCTTTGCTGTCGTACGCCGCCTCGATCTTCATGCACTCAGCCAGCACGGCGTCGTGCCACAGATCGCCCGCCATCACAGCAGTAGGTCGCGCCATTTGGCCGTGCGCTTGCAGGTAGGTGCGAACCTTCGTGAAAACCTGCGGGCCGGTGTCGGTCAATGCTTCGTCTTCCAGTTTGCCCAGCCATTCCGACAGACCGCCCGCGTCCGCAGCAGCCGGACTATCCGATGGGGTGGCAGAGCCAGCGAGGGCGGCGCGACCGGCGTCGGCAAGACGGATTAGATCAATGTGCGTATCAATCCCGTTCCCAAAGTTCTCGGACTGCATGTCGCAAATCGCTTTCAACGCCTTCGACAATTCCGCAATCCTTCCCGCGCTGGCGGTGGCAGAGGCGAGGTAGGCTTGGTATGCCCACTCCGTTTCCATGCTCTCGTAGCGACGGTCGTCCAAGAGGCGGCGCGTCGTCAAGTTGTTCTGCGCTGCAAAGTTGAATTCAAAATCACGGCGCGCCTTCAGGGCTTCAATCTGTTCGGTGTTCATGTGCTTCCCCTTTATGTTTTATTTGAGTGTGCAGCAAGGACAAATAGGGGGGAATCCCTACTTCCAGCCACACGGTTTAAACCTGCTATCCGTACTGCTGCTGCCATAAGCCAACCATTCGATTTCCGGGCGACCATTAACGATGGCCTAGCGTCCTGTTCCCACCCTGTTTGCCCGTTCCTGCAGTACCTGGTCAAAGTCTGCGCGCCGTCCTTGCGAGTTAAGCGCATCGTCTTTTCTCCCGCGCCGGCAACAACATGGCCGCTTGATACGCTCGGGGTGCGGTCGATGTGGAGCCAGAAACGCAAAAGGCCGCTTTGGCTTTCTGCTTTTCACTTGTGGACGCAAGCCGGGATTTAACCCAGAAAAACAGAAACCGAAGCGGCCTCTAGTTCGTCAACGCGTCCACATCGACAGGGAGGATATTCCCACAGGTCATTGTTCTGGGTCAATCAGTTTCTGAAAAATATGTGCGTAAGCGCACGGACACGTCATAAAGCTGCGTGTTAAAGCGCTCCCACATGCCAAAGGCGGCATCAGGCGACGCGCCGAACCCCACCTGCCCATCCGGTGAGCGGCAAAACCACAGCGGGCCAAGGCGGCGTATTCTGGGCTTCATGCGGCCTCGCCTTCGACCACGCGCACGGCCACCACCACGCACGGCTCGGCGGCGTACAGCTTGCGCACCGTCAGCACCACCACCTGGCTGTCGTCCACCCAGCAGATGCCGTTCAGCGCGTCCTTGACGCCCTTTAGCACGTTGTCGGCGTCCGGCTTCTTCGTGGCTCGCACCAGCCCCGTGGATGCGGCCAGGCGCTTGGCCTTCGACCAGCTTGCGGGAATCTCCATGCGTAGCTCGAGCATGATTTCGATGGGCGCGCTGCTGGGATCAACACCGCGCATTGCGGCGCGCGCGATTGCCGCGACCTTCTTCTCATAATCCACAGTGGTCTTCGGGGTATAGGCTCGTGCGAAGCCGCCCACCATCGTCACCCGCGCGCGCGCCTTCGGGACAGGCTTGCCGGGAATCGTAAATTGCACGTTCATGGAATAAGGCCTTTCTGCTTGAGTTTGTCGCGGCTCAGGCTGCGCGCGAAATCGAAAAATGCGTCCACCGTCGTGCGCGGCATCACGCTGCGCGCGTACCCGCCATCCAGGAAGGCATGGCACGAGGAACACGAATAGCATCCTTCCTCGTCGCGGGCCTTGATGCCCATTCCCTTGCCGTCTTCCAGTCGATTACTGTGCGCCCAGATTGTTGTCTCTGGATTTCCGTTGCACACGCCCGGAAAGCGCAGCGTGCATTCCTCGCCGCGCGCGCTGGCGCGAATCGGCGTCATCTTCGGGCGCGCCGTCTTCATGCGCTTGGGGCGCTGGTCCGGCGACAGCTTGGACGAGGTGCGGGCCATCGGCTTGCCGCGGTTCAGAAATCCCGAGCGCTTCACAGGACACCCCACTGTTCCGCAAATGCATCTGCCACAGCCTTGTGCGTGCGGCTGCGCTCTTTTTCCCGGTCAGGCCCCGGACCCATGCGCCAGCAGCTTTGTTTAATTTCGTCGTAATCTTCCTCACGGTGGGTGGCCACCAGCAGCGGCAGGTTCTTCAGCCACAGGCACGCGGCCTTCGATTCAGGTTCACCGAACCACCACGGGTGCACCTTCTGGTCATACTTCCCGAGGCGCGCCATGGCCAGCCCGTGCGGCTGCGAATTCTCGATAGCGCTGCGCTTCACGTTCGCATCCTGGAAGGCCTTGAAAAACCGGATGCCTTCTTCGAAATCTTCCAGGCGGTTGGGATAGCGCGGGTGCCGGCGCCGCTCTGCAAATGGAAGCTTGGAATCTTCCGGGTGCGACAGCCACTGGACGCCGGACAGCGTATTGAATGTGCAGTACGGGTGGCGATCATCAAATCCCACTGCTGGTCCAGCAGGCGCAGCACATCGCCCTGAATGTGCCAGCCGTGCGGCGACTCGGTGGGCCTAAGATCACACGAAACTGCCGTGTGCCCACGGCGGGAAAAGGCATCACGCACACGCCCAGAATATTCGCAAGCCACAAGAACCTTCATTCGGCCACCTGCGTGCCGGCCACCCCGAGCCAATGCGCCAGCACGTCCCAGTGCACGATGGGCTTGCTGCGCCAGGTCTGCGCGATGATCTGCTTCGGCGCGTCCTTGTCGATGCCGTCCACCTCAACGTCCATCTGGCTGCGCGGCAGCGGTTCCATTTCGATGGCGGCGACAAAGCGGCGCACCACTTCGCGGTCGGCGTTGATGCAGTAGATTGGCATGCCGTACGATTGCGATTTCGCGTGCCATCCAGGAGTTGGCTCGTATCTGCCAATTTGCATCACTTCGGAGGAAACGAGGTCTGCAATGTACTTGCGCGTGCCTGATGGAGAATAGTTCAGCAAGTCCTGCATGTCGTCGCGCCGCAGTTCGCCCAGTTCCAGGCGCCTGATGATCTTCAGCAGGTTTTCGGTGCGGTTGATGGTCGCCGCAGTGTTGCGGCGGCGCTCTGTGGGGTCGGTCTTCCTCATGGCCGTGGCCTTTCGAATTGGGACAAAATTGCCTCCATGCCCTGCTCTGCGATCTGAGCGGACACGGCGGGGAAAAGGTAGTGCTGGGCGTGTTCGGTGCGCAGGAACGCCACCACGCCCTCGTGGAAGTCGCGCATTTCGTCTTCCTCGCACTGGTCATAGCTTATCGACTTCGGGACAGGGAAAACGCCGCCCTTCGGCCCGGTCATCCAGGTGACAAAGCCGCTGCCCACCTTCAGCCAGAGCCGGAACTGTTCGAAGTCCCCGATGCGTTCCTGCGCCTTGAACACTTTGCTGATGACGGTCATGTGCAGCCGGTGGAACCGGCCATCACGCGGGCGCTCTGTCTTGATGGTGAAGAACTCGCCCGAGCCGGATTCGTTCAGCGCGCGGCAGAAGCGATACCAGCCGCGCGTGTCCTTCGGCGTGGCGCCGCTCAGGTGTTCGAACAGGAACCGCCGCACCACCGCCGCGTCCTCGTCGGACAGGCGCGCGTCGGTCTGCTTCACGAGGACGATGTGCATGGCCCACCACCATTTTTTATGAACCGAACAAATTCAGGCGTCATGAAATATTTTCCCGCCAAAATCGACTCATCTTCAGCATCAGCCATAAGTTCATCAAGCCGTTCATTCCTGACCAAGTAGCGATACTGGTGACGATCAGCGCCAGAGAAATTATCGAATGTCTTCACCGGAACAGCAGGCAATCCCGTATGAACAACATTCCACCTTGGCCGCTCTGCCTTTATCGCCGCGCGCTCGGCAATCAGCGCCTGGGCCTTGTCATCGGATATTTTTTCAATAGTGATTTTCGTCACATCGTCAAACCACTTAGCGGTCGATTTGTGCCCACCCATCCGAGTAATTGCGCAAATCGAAACGCCAAGATATAGAAGGACTCCGGACGCATCGAAATACCGATAAAGCCGGAATGTCATGATTTTTTCTCTGCCGGTGCCAGCTCGTCCAGGCGAACCAGCGTCATGCCGTATTTGCGCATGACGGCAATGCGGAACTCGTCAGTAACACGGACATGGCCACGGCGAATTTTCGAAATCCACGGCGGCCCGATCTTCAAATCGCGGGCCAGGTGAGCGTCGTTTTTCAGGCCCTGTTCGTGCAGCAGAGTGTCCAGCAGGGTGTGGGCGGGTGTGGTCATAGTGTTTTCCTCAGTAGAAAGTTGAAACGATGTGCTTCAGCAATGAATCCTACTCGGATAATTCCTTTGACGCAAATCATTTAAGGCAAAATGCTCCAAATATATTTCTTGACGGCGATCATTGACCCGCGTAATATTGTTTCCGTTAAGACGCAAAACACAAACAACAAGGGGATTGCATGGACCGTTTCACATCGAACCACCCGGCGCGTAACGCGATTGTCGCCCTGCTGCTGATTGCGCTGGCCGAATGGCTCGCGGACGTTGGCGTGTCCATCGCTGCGATGGTGCTGCAATGATTCGCAACAATTTCGGGTTCCCTATCGTGGACGGCAGGCTGCGCGCCGCCCAGGCCGTTGCCGCTGAAGTGCGCGCCCGCAATTTCCCACCAGAGTGCGATTGCGCCGAGTGCATCAAAGCGCGCAACCTGCCAGCCGTGCAGCGCATCCTTGCCGCCCACAAGGCTCTACATGGATAAGCGCGTCTATGCGGTGCGCGCGTCGTCGTTCGGCTCGCTGTTCGATTGCGCGTACAGGTGGGAAGCTGAAAACATCCTGAAGATTCACCGCACCACCGCACTGCGCGCGTGGCTCGGGACTTCTATCCACGCCAGCACCGCGGCGTTCGACCAGGCCAAGCTGGACGGCGCGCCCATCAGCGCAAACGAAGCCGCCGACGTGTTCGTGCAAACTTTCTACAACCCCGACGAGGAAGTGGACTACAAGGACGACAAGCTGAAGCTGCGCGATGCGGAAAAAATCGGCCTCACGTTGCACGCGCGCTACTGCGCAGAGATTGCGCCGCTGATGGTCTATGAGTCTGTCGAAATGCCGCTGCAGCCGCTGGACATCGACTGCGGGGACAACTTGATTATCCGCCTCACCGGCACGCTGGACCGGGCCCGCGTCGTCAAGGTCGCCGGCGGCACCGTGATAAACGACGTGAAAACGGGCGGGCGCCTGATCCAGGATGGCGTCGTGAGCATCAAAGCGCGCGGCCCGCAGCTTGGCACCTACCAAATTTTGAAAGAACACACGGACGGAAGCCATACCGTGGGCGCGCAGATTACCGCGCTGCAGACTACGGCCACGACTCAAGTGGGCGTTTCGCGCGTGTTCGACGCCAAACCGCTGATGCTCGGGAACGAGCACCACGAAGGCCTAATTTCCATGGCAGCAAAAATGTTTAAAGCGGGGACGTTCCCGCCAAATCCTTCCAGTGTCCTGTGCGACAAAAAGTATTGCGCGCGCTGGAACACTTGCCCATTCCACGAATAATTTAAAAGGGGAAAACCATGCAGAATTTGAACGAGATGCAGGCCAATCAACAGGCGGGCACCAACGCGGTGGCAAAATTGGCGAACCACCCAGTACTAGGAAAAACCACATACCTTGAAAAGCGCAAGGACTTGCTGGGCGCCGGCATTCCTGGCCACATGACGGTTGAGCGCGAGATTCGAACCGCCACGGTGATGCTCATGCAAAGCCGGGATTTGCAAGCGGCCAGCCCGGAATCGTTCTACGTGGCAGTGAGCGTGGCCGTGAACAGCGGCATTGGCCTGGGAAATGGCAAAGGCTACTTGATCCCCTACAAGGGCAATGTTTCGTTCGTGCCGGGCTGGAAAGGCTTGGTCGACCTGGTGTCGCGCACGGGCCGCGCGAGCTGCTGGACGGGCGTAGTGCACAAGGGCGACGAATTCGACTATGCGCTGGGCGACAGCCCGTTCCTGAAGCACAAGCCGGGCGACAATGAAGACCACAAGGATGTGACGCACTATTACGCCATCGGGCGCATCAAGGGCAGCGACTGGCCGGTGGTGGTCGTGTGGAGCGCGGGCAAAGTGGCCAAGCACCTGGCCCAGTTCAACAAGGTCGGCGCCAAGCACTACGCGCTGAAGGACGAAAACAATTTCGAACAGTACGGGCGCAAGGTGGTGCTGCTGCAGGCCCTCAAGTTCCTGCCCACGTCGCAGGACCTGGAAAGCGCCATGAATGCGGAAATTGCCCACGAGTCCGGTAAGGGCGTGACGCTGGAGGGCAATTTCGTCTATGTGAACGACACCGACGCCGACGACGCCCCAGTGCAGGGAGTATCCGAACCGATCCCGCGCACCGACGTGGACGTGGTGACCGTCAATGTGGAAAAGGTCGAGCCGGTGCGCCAGAACATCGACAAGGAATCGATGACCGACGAAGTGCGCAAGGCATACGAGGGCGTGGCCGCGCAGCTTCAGAAGGCCGCGAACCTGGACGCGCTGGCCGTGGCCGCGGACCTGATCCAGACGGTGGGCCACGCCGGGCTGCGCGCCGAACTGACGACGATGTATAAGCGCTACATGGAAGAATTGAGCAACCCAGCGCCAGCAGCGAATGCGGCGAAAGACGAGCCAGCGCCAGCCAAGCGCACGCGCCGCACGTCGGCGGCACCAGAATAGATTCACCCCCACCACGAAGAAAGGCAATAAAATGGCTATCGAAATTTTTAACCTCGTCAAGGACAAGATGGAGGTGTATGTCAACCTCCGGATCGAAAAGCATGGCGAGAACAACGAGAACGGCTATGACGTAAAGTGCAGGGGCCGCTTTTCGAATTCCATCCTGCTGAAGTTCGACGCAGAACTGCGCGATGCCCTGTACATGGACGACGAACAGCGCGACGTGGAAGACTTCAAAAAGAAACTGCGCTTTCCTCGTATTGCCAAGCCCATCGCATGGGAACTGGAAGTGCCGCGCACGCTGCTGCGCTTGCACGATGCCGATAATTCAGCCGAAGACCTGGTGCTGTCGGATGCGAAAACCGATTCGTTCGTGTTCGAACCGATGGAAGGCGGCACCGTGGAACTGTCGTTTCGCGTGAAGCTGAAGGAACCGAGCGAAGAACAGGTCATGAAGCTGCTGCGCGCGAACGGGCAGACGATTCCTATCAGCCTGGAATGTGCGGCGCTGGAAGAAAAGCAGGACAATTTCCAGCAGGCCGAACTGCTCACGCAAGAGCCAATGAGCGAAGCGCGCAAGGAAGCGGAAAGCATGTTCGACAAGCCCGGCACCGACATGGCGCTGAAACCGGACGACGTGGTGGCCGCTGCCGAACCTGAAGCGGCACCGGAAACGCCCACGAACGTGGAACCGATCACTAAGGCCAAGCGCGGCAGCGGGCGCAAGGTCGCAGGCGGCGCAGCAATCGAATAATCACCCGGGCCGGTTCGCCGGTCCATCATCTAAAACTATGGGGAACAAATGAAAATCACACGAATTCAAGCTGACAACTTGCTGGGCCTGAAGTCCATCGACCTGAAGCCACAAACCCAGATTGTGCTGGTGTGCGGCCCAAACGGCGCCGGCAAAAGCAGTATCCAGGAAGCTGTGCGCATGGCCATCACCCAGGACTGCGTGCGAGACATCAACCTGAAAAAGGAATTCGCCGCGCTGGTGCACGACGGCGCCAAGGCCGGCGGCGCCCAGGTGGTGATGAACGATGACCCGGAAAACAGCTTCGCGTTCAATATGCCGAAGGGCGAATTCACCGGCCCGGAGATTACCGAATCCATGCGCGTGGCCCTGCACGGCCAGCGCTTCGCCAAGATGAAAGCCGACGAGCGCCGCACCTTCCTGTTCGGCCTTACGAAGCTGAAGCCGAACGCCGAAACGGTCAAGGCGCGCATGATGACGAAGGCGTGGGCCTGTCAGGAAGCGAAGATTGATGCGGTGCTGCCGCTGCTGCGCACGGGGTTCCCGAGCGTGTGCGAGCATGCGAAGACCAAGGCCACGGAAGCCAAGGGCGCATGGCGCGCGCTCACGGGCGAGACTTACGGCAGCGAGAAAGCGCCGGCATGGGAAGCGGTGCTGCCGGAACTGCCTGATGGCGACGTGAAGGCGCTGGCCGCCACCGTGGCCGGGCTGGACAAGAACATCGCCACGATGAACGAGCAATTAGGCGCCATCAAGGCCGTGCAGCGCGCCAGCGCCGAATCGGCCACGAAGCGCGCGGCCCTGTCGGCGTCCGCTGGCAAGGTGGAAGACCTGACGGACCAGCTTACCCGGGCGCAGGCCGAACTGGCCGAATACCTGCCGAAGGTGGAAGCGCTGCGCACGCGCGCCGCTGGTTCTGGAAAGTTGACGATGGCCGACGAATTGGCGCACTTTCTTGCAATGCTGCCGATTCCTACGCTGGGGAAGGAATGGGAAGAAAGCGCCAATAAAATCCTGCGGCGCTACGAAGCGACGGGCGGCGATTATGGCGTGGCTGCTGGCAAGGTGGACCCAGAAGCGCAGGCCGAACTGCCAGCGCACGAGAAAGGCCTGGTAGTGCTGCAGAATCGCGTCCAGAACCTCACGCGGGACCTGGATAGCGCCAAGCAGGCGAAAGTCCAATACGACGCGCTGGCGCCCGCTGATGACGCCGTGGACGCATCGGCGCAGATTGCGGAGGTGGACGAAATGATTAAGTCCGCGCGCGAGAGCCGCACCAAGGCCGAAAACCAGCGGCTGGACATCGAAGCGGCGCAGGCTGGCGTGGCCAAGGCGGCGCAGAAGACCAAGGACGCGCTGGCGCACCACACCGACGTGGTGGAATGGACCAAGGTGGCCAAGGCGCTGGCCCCGGATGGCATCCCAAAAGAAATGCTGCTGGAAGCGCTGGCGCCGGTCAATGCGGCGCTGGAACAGGCGGCGCTCGATACCGACTGGATGCGCGTGCAGATTGGCCCGGACATGGCCATCACTGCAGCGGGGCGCCCGTACCAGCTTCTGAGCGAGTCCGAGCAATGGCGCGCGGACGCGATGATCGCCCAGGTGGTGGCCGAAATCTCGGGGCTGAAAATCCTGATGCTCGACCGGGTGGACGTGCTGGACCTGAAGGGGCGCGGCCAATTGTTCGACTGGATGGACGCGCTGGCGTTTAACAACATCATCGACACCGCGCTGCTGTTCGCCACACTGAAGGCGTTGCCCGAAGGCCTGGCCGACACGGTGACATCGTACTGGGTGGAAGGCGGCGAGATTGCCGGCCATCGTCAACAAGCAGCAGCATAAGGGGAACCCATGAACACGATTATTTTTTACGACACCGAAACCACCGGCCTGCCAAAGTTCAGCCTGCCATCCGAAGACCCGAGCCAGCCGCGCGTGACCCAGATTGCCGCTGAACTGTGCATCGAAGAAACCGGCGAAGCGCTGGCATCGTGCAGTTTCCTGATCGCGCCGGACGGCTGGGAAATGGAACCGGAAGCGGCGGCGGTGACTGGCTTTACCATGGACCACTTGTGCAAGTACGGCGTTCCTATCGACATGGCGCTGAACACTTTCACGGAATTGTGGTTTCGCGCGGACATCCGGTGCGGCCACAATGAGCCGTTCGACATGCGCATGCTTCGCATCGAATACATGCGCGATTTAGGGTACAGCGGCGGGACGTGGAACCATGAGGGCGAGGAAATGTCGTTTGCCGACTACTGGAAAAAGCAGCCCGCGTACTGCACCCAGACGAACAGCACCAAAATTCTGAACCTGCCGCCCACCGAACGCATGCTGGCCAAGCGCATGAAGGGTCCGAAGTCCCCGAACCTGCGCGAAGCGTATCTGCATTTCACTGGCAAGGAACTGGACGGCGCCCACAATGCCATGGTGGACGTGCTGGGCGCCAAGGCGGTCTACTACGGCATCAAGGCCCACCACGCAGCGGCTTAAATCCAGAAAGGACCATCATGGACGATTCGTCAAAAAACGTAGATGCGGCCTGGTGCGCAGCTTTCCCGGCATCGGCTGCGATCATCATTGACCAGTTGCGCAGCGAAGTGGTGCAACTGGAAGGCGAGCGCGACAAGCTGATTAACGAGTTGATCGGAATGCACCGGGCGTTGCGCGAATTCACCGCTGCAGCGCAAAGTGTCGCGGTGCAGCTTGAAGCGGCGCATGCGATTTTGAAGGCAAAAGGCTAAACCGCGCCGCCGGCCCGCGCTCTGGCCGGCACACAGGAGAACCACATGCAACGAATCCACGACAGCGATAGCGCCATCGAATCCGAAATCCAGGCCAAGGGCTTGACGGCGCCGCGCGTCACGCCGGCAGACCTGGCTGCGAACATTGCCAGCGAACATTACTTCACCGCCAATGACGGCGCGCAGGGTGCATTTGCGCGCGATGACAAAAACTTCAGCGGCATCCCGACGCCGATTGCGCTCGACCTGCTTACCTTCTGCGTGCTGGTCCTGCGCAACGGCTTCACCGTCACCGGCGAATCGGCGTGCGCCAGTCCGGAAAACTTCGATGCCGAAATCGGTCGCAAGATTGCGCGCGAGAACGCGGTGGGCAAGGTGTGGGCGCTGATGGGCTATGCGCTGAAGGACGATCTGCACCGCCGCGCCAAGTTCGCCGCCGAGCCGAAGACCGGCACCGGCGGGCAGCCAGATCACCATCCGGTGTAAGTCTTCCATTTTCAATGTATCATCGCAACAAACCGGCCTGGCGGTTCCCCCAGGCAAACCAAAACAGGGAGTAGAACCATGAAACAAAGTTTCTTCCGGGCCTGCATCGTGGCCCTTGCAATGTTCGCGTGTGCGTTTGCGCAGGCCGCGCTGCCGGAACTGGTGGTCAACACCACCGGCACGGTGGTCTATGGCACCCACCCGGCGCTCATCATCAAGAAAGACACTTCCAGCGGCAACCGCGTGATGGTGCGCTACCCGTCCGGCTGGCAGTACGTGGCCGATGATGCGGCGTGGACCAAGTACGGCAAGCTGGTGGCGGGCATGGGCGCGCGCGGCCTTGCCGTGGACAATGACCCGCTTGGCACGGTGTACGCGGTGGCAGATTCGAATGGCATCTATTGCCAAGGCAATCAGACGCTGATTTCGCTGAACGGCATCCCGCTGGCCGAATCGATACCGGATGCGTGCGGCTTCTGGGCCAAGGCAAAGGCCAACGCGAATTAGATCCCTACTGCACAATGAGAAAAGCCCCGGACTTCGGGGCTTTTTTTATGCCTGCTGGGGCGTGTAGTGCGAGGACCCGCCGATTCGCACCCCGAGCCACATCGTCCAGCGCCGGAACCATGAAACCCCGATCACTTCGGACGCCTCGCGGAAAATGGCGTCTGCCATCGCGCGCGGGAACTGGCCGCTGGAATACAGGTAGTCGTGCACCACAGCGGCCTTTGCCGCCACATTCCCGGTAAGCCAGTAGATCACCGGCAGGCGCGGCGTGCTGGCAAAGTCGGTCTGGAAGCCCTTGGGAACGGTGATGACGCCCTGCGCAATCTCCGACGAGTACAGCAGCGGTTCGGTGAGCACCCATTGGCCGTCGTCCTGGTCCGTCGCGGCCACCAGCGTGAGGTGGGACAGAAAGGTGCTCATTTCGTCGCTGCCTCGTTCCGGGCCTGCATCAGGGCAGCCGCGGCCAGGTCGGCGCGGGCTTGCACTTCCGGGTCGGCGGCACGTGCGGCGGCGCGCTTGTCCATCAAGTCCTTGGTCAGGTAGGTGGCGTGCAGTTCCCATGCCACATCAAGGCCAGCGCAGCCGGAAAGGAAGCCGGCCAGCGCCAGCATGGTGAAGGTTCGTTTCATGGTGCGGCCTCTTTCAGTGGTTGGTCAAAGCGTGTCAGGTTGCGCCCGTCGATCATGGCCAGCAGCTTTTTGGCATAGTCGGGGTCAGTGGCATAGCCGGCGGCGGCGACGGCGCGGCACCAGCCCGGCCCGGTGGTTTCCTTGAAACAGGCGCTGTAGCGGGGATTCTTGCGGAAGAACGATGCCCGGTCGCGCAGGCATGCCAGCCAGTCCGGATAAGCGCGCCAGATAGCCGGGACCATCACGCGCACGCCGTTGATGACCTCGTAGGTGTCCATGCTGATGACAGGCCCCTTCCATGCCCTGTCGGCCTTCACGCCGAACAGGTTAAAGCCACGCTGCGACAGCCTGGAAGCGCCCCAGCCAGATTCCAGCGCGGCCTGCGCCAGGGTGAAGCTGGCCGGAATCCCAGTCTCTTTGTGGCACGCCATGGCGGCGGGGACGATCTTGTCCAGAAAATCCTGCGGCTTCATTTGCGCAACCTTTCAAGTTCACCGATGCGCAGCGAGTTCATGCGCGTTTCGGTGCGTGTTTCGCTGATGGCATCGCGCAGCGCGTCCAGCCGGATATCGCGGTCATCAAGCCGTTTTTCGACCTTGGTCAAGGTCTGCGTCAGCGCTTCCATCTTGCTGGACTGCTGCGAGGCTTGGTAGCCCATCCAGACCATGAACGAAGCGACGGTAATGCACCCGGAAACGATACTGGCCACTGAGAGTTGGAAATCTACGAGGCGACGGGGTTGGTTCATGTGGCATGGTCCTTTCTGGGTTGGTGGTCTAGCCGGTGAATTCATCGATTTTCAGCGCTTCTGCTGCGATGAACAGGGAATCGAGTTCGGCTGTTTTGCCGCGCGCCGTCGCCCATGCGTTCACCAGAGGGTTATCGCGGCGCATGGTCAGGGCGTCTTCCAGGAAGGCCACGGCCACCGGCCCGCGCAGCGCCGTAAACGCCACCACGTCGTCCCAGTAACCCGCGCCAATCAGCACAAGGCGCGCGTTCAGCTTCGGCACCGATTCAGGCACCACCGGCAGGGCAGCAACGCGCCTGCGCTCGGTTAGTTCCGCTTGTTCGTCAGCGGTCAAAGGGCGCTGCTTTTGTCGCTGTTCGTCAGCGTCCCAGTAATCTGCAAAGTCGGTCATGGTCGATCCCCTTTAAGAATTGTTGTAGCCGTAGACGCGCACCTTGCCGGTGGCTTGAAAGAGTGCGCCGCCGCTCCAAAAAAGCCGGAAGCCGGTCAATACGCTTGCTGTGTTCACGACGTTGGCGCGCTGGGTCATGACAAATGTCGGCGTGGCGTTTGTCTGCCCAAGCACGCATGGAATCACCGCCTTCAAATTCACCGCGTCATTGACGTTGAAAAATTCAATCTTCCCGCTGACGCCAACGCCGGTTGTAATCTGTCCCGGCGAGGCGCTAACCGTGATGGAGGATTGGCCAGTAGTGGTATTTCCATTGAACGTATTGATTTCAAAGTAGATGCTTGTTGCGACAGCCGCACCAGCGACAGCGGCGCGCGCTACAAGGTTGTCGGCGGCGTTCGGGAGCAAGCCCTCGGGCAGCACCAAGTAATTGTCGTACGCCGCCGTAAAGGTGGTGAGGAAGTCCAGATTTGCCGCCGCCGTCGGGGTGAGCGTCGCTACCAATGTCAAACCGCCCTTCACCGCCGTGCCGTCTGCCTTCGTGTAGCTGGTGACGATAGCGCCCGCCGTGTCGCCGCGAATAATAGCGCGGTCGTTTGCAGCGGTTGTGATGTTCGCAGCGCCAGGAAGCAGCAAGCCAGCGCCGTGCGTCAGCGTCAAAGCGCCGTCGAAGATCACCGTACGCTCGGCACCGACAGGAATGGTGATGGCGGTAATCGGGGTCGTACCGGTCACGTGTGTCAGGTTGCCGGTCGCCGTCGTCAGGTTGATCGTGGCCGCGCTGGCGATGTCGGCGCCCTTCACCTCGTTCTGCGCATAGCCGGTGTGCGTCGTGGTAAATGCCGCTGCTGCGCCGCTTGAACGAAGGAAGCCAAGCGACTGGGCAGGCAGTACAGTCTGAAATGCCGCTTGCGTAACGAATGCAGTGGACGCCGCATTTGTGCTGTTGTCGCCCAGCGCGACAGTCGGGACAAGAACCGCCGTCGCACCGTCCATGTCCACCGTGCCACCAGTGAACGTGACATTGCCGGTTCCGATCAAGCCCCCGGAGAACGTCACGCCGCCGGTGTAGCTCGGGGCCACAAAGGTCTGCGTGAAGTTCACCGCATCGGTCCCCAGCGTACCAGTGGCCAGGCCCGTGATCTTGAAGCCGCCAAGCGGGATATTTGCCGTGGCTGGCGACTGCCCGTCGCGCGTGATGCAGTTCGTAAGGCCGTCTGCGATGTCGTCGCTGTCGGTGTCGGTTCGCGTGGCATCCACGTAGAGGCCGTTGGCCGCGTCCGTGATCCAGCTGTAAATCCGGGTGAAAACTCCGGCGCCGTTAAATGGCATGTCAATCTCCTTGGGTTGGTTGGGCGCCAGCGTTCACCGTGCCTGTGGCCGTGGCCTGCGACATGGCCCGGAGCGTTTCAGCGTATTTGCTCGGTGGGATTCCTGCCTTCTTCATGGCTTCGGAGGCGGCTTTCGGGTCCTGCAGAAGGCGTGCCAGTTGCAAGCGCACCTGTTCGTCTGCGTCACCATAGAGCACATCGCCCGCGCGCTTGGCCCAGCCACCCGGCACGCGCGCCACGCTGGCCATCCAGTTGGGGATGCCCGCCTGCGCCGCTACGTTCGACATGGCCAGTTTCTGCACCGTGTCGGACCCTGCCCCACGCCCAGCACCTTCGAAGGCTGCGCGGGTGGCCGCGTCCTTCCCTACGCCCTGAAGAATCTGCATTTGCTCAGGCTCCATGATGTCGGCAAGCTTCAGGCCCTTCATCCCGGTGACGCGCTGGGCCAGGCGGTCGCCCTCGCGCAAGGCCTGCGCATACGATTGCGCCGTGGTCTTGAAAGGCACATCGCCGTTTTCGGCCAGGGCAGGCACAAAGCGCTTGTAGAATTCCTCCCCGATGTCCATCTGGTTCAGAGGCCTGCTCATGTTCGCGTAGGCCGATTTTGCTTGCGCGTAGGCCGGGATTTTATTTTCCAGCCAGGTCATGAAAGCTTCCTTGGTCTGCAGCGCCGCGTCACGCTGCGCGCCCTGCATGCCACCCAGGCCCGGATTGCCAATGGCATCGTCAAGGCCCAGTTTCAGGTCATGCAGTGCCGATCCTTGCAGCTGCGCCGGGATGGCGCCAGCGCCGTCTGCGCCCTCCTGCGCGGCCTTGATGCCGAAGCTCTGCCCGCGTTCGGCGGCGAGCTTCTCGGCCTGCGACATGGCGGCGTTCATGGACGGGCGCTGCAACAGCGCGCCGATCACGTCATCGCCTTCCACGACGGCCTTTTTTGCAGTGTCGTACAGCGGGCGCACAGAAGCGTTGCGGGCTTCGAAAGCGGCGTCTTTCGCTTCGGGCGTCTTGGCGATATTGCGCAGCGCATCGGCCAAGGCCCCGCGCTGGGCCTTTTCCACGTCGTTGAAGCCCTGCGGGTAGGTGGCGCGCACCGTGCGTTCAAGCGCTGCAATGCCGTCGTCGTTCGCGGCCTGGCCCACGGTCGGATTAAAGCCCGGCGTTGCGCCGCGCGCGGTCGCCAGCCTTTCGGCCACGGCGTCGGCGTTCGATGCCTGTTTTCGCAAGAGCTTGGCGGCGATCATTTCGCGGCCCCTGTTGGTGAAAGGGTCCACCAATGCCGCTTTGGCCGCTTTCGTGCCGTTGACGGCCAGCGGGACAATGGCGCCAGCAGCTGCACCAATGCCCTGGTTTGCCAGCCTGCTATCTTCCTTGCCGACAGGCTGCAGCATGCCGCCCAGCGCGCCAATGGTGGCCGCGCCGCCAAGGGATGCCGCGCCGGGGATCATCATGGCCGGGGCCATCATGGTGATGTTGCCGCCGATGTTGCCAGCCATGCCCGCGCCGGTGTTCATCAGGTTGGCGTCCAGTTTCTGGGCCTGCTCGGTGTCGGCGCGCGTTGCAAAACCATACTTGGCCGCGCCCGGCGCGATGTCGGTCACGATATTGCCAATTCCCCGCCCCATGTCCACGAAGGCTTTGCCGACGCCGGCATTGAATTTCTCCATACCGGACATGTCCTGCGTGACATCGCGCGGCGTGCCGTCCTTCATGGTCTGATACGCGCGCGCCAGCGTCATGGCCCCTTGCTTGTCGCCCGCCTCGTGCGCCTTCTGCAGCGCGGCCCCCAGTTCTTCCAGCGTAGCCATTAGCGCCCCCCTTTCAGGTACTGCCGCACCAGATCGTCCGCCGATGGCGTGCCGACGCCGGCGCGGTTGGCGTTGACTGCCTTGTCCGCGATGCTGCCCTGGTTGTCCTTGGCGTATTTCTGGTTGATGCCGCGCATAATCTGCATGGCCGCGGCCTTCTGTGGCCCTGGCACGTTCGGGTCGCCAATGCTGCCCGCGGCCTGGATGTACAGCGCCATGTCCTTGTCGGAGGTCGGGCCGCTCATTTTCGGCACCTTGGCAGTCAGCGAAGCACCGATCACCGCCAGCTGCGCGGCTGCCTGCGCGCTCTTGGTGCTCACGCCGACGAAGTTGCCCACCTTGTCCCGGATCGCACCCGCGCCGCTGCCGGTCGATGCCTTCAGCAGCGGTTCGGCCATGTTAATCAGGTCCAGCGTGCTGCCGGCGTCCTTGATCTTGGCCAATTCTTCGGGGGCCTGCGCGGCCAGCATGCGCGCCTGTTCGACAGCGTTCTGCGTGCGCACCGCGCCAATTTCGGCCTCTTTCTGGGCGGCGGTCTGCAGGGCAATGCCAGGCCCCTGCTGTTGCGGCGGCATTTGCGGCTGCTGCGACGGCGGTGGCTGGCCGGACGCCTTGGCAATCTCGCGCTGGATCGCGGCCAGGTCCGACGCCTTGCGCGGGTCGCTGTCCGGGCGCTGCATGATGCTGGCCATTTCCTGCTGCAGGATCGGCAGCGGGCCGGGAAGTCCTGGCGTCGGCGCTGGCACTTGGGTCCCAGGCGGGAAACCCTTGTTTGGCGGGCCTTGCGGGGCCATGCCTTGCGGTGGCGCGCCCTGTGGCCCTTGTGGGGCCTGTGGCGGCATCTGCTGCCCTTGTGGTGGCATCTGGGGCGGCTGCTGGGGTGGCGCACCGCCGCCGCTCATCTGCACAGCCTGCGCGCGCGTCATCATGCGCGGGCCTTGCGGCGTGTTCACTTCCACCATGTCGAAACCAGCCTGTGCGCCCGCTTCGGCACCCTTGACCTGGCCGGCCATCTGCGGGATCAGTTCCGCGCCCTTCATCTGGCTGATTTCCGGCACGCCGTTCCCGTTGATCGTGTTATTCATGCCCGACTTGAAGTCAGGGCCAGCAAACAGCGGCTTGTTCGTGGTCGGGTCGTAGACCGTGCTGCCGGCTGCAACAGGCATCAGGCCATCGGCTTTCATCTTGGCCATGCGCGCGGCGCCGAACAGGCGCGGGTCAATGCCTTGCGCTTCCATGTCCTTCTGCTCGCCGGTAAGGTCGGTCAGGTTCTGGATCATCTTGCCGCCCAGTTCCGGGTCCTGCCCGTACATCGACAGGGCGCGGGTCCATGCCTGGCGCAGCGCGGGGGATGGGCGCGCGGCGGGCGGCGCGCTTGGTGCTGACGGTTCGTCTGCGGGCATGTCGGGCATCGGGCCGGTGCCGCTCGGTTGGCCGCTCTGGACTGGCGCAGCAGCCTGGCCCGGCGTGTCGAAGGTGCCAGCAGGGGCCATACTCTTGAGCATTTCGGCCATGCGAGCCGCGCCGGCGGCGCCCAGTTCCTTCTGCTTGGCGTCGTTCTTTTCCTGCGCCTTGTTGGCGAAGTAGGCGGCGCCCAGCTTGGCAACGCCTTCCCATGGGCTAATCTTCGCGGCCTGCGCCAGCCCTTGCTGGGCCTGCAGCGGCGCCATAGCCTGCATGCGCAGCGCGTCCACCATGCGCTGGCGGCGCTCAAGGGCGGCATTTTCGGCCTGCAGGTCGGCGTTTGCCGCGCCCTTGCCGAAACTTACTGTATTCACGTTTGCCATGATTAGATCGCCTCGTAGTTGACCATCTTGTAGCCGCTTGGGTGGTGGCTAAGAACCGCGTTCGGGCGCACCTTTTCCAGTTCGTCGGCCATGACGCCCACGCCCGGCTCGCCCCACACGTAGTTGTACGAGTACAGCGGGATGCCGACAGGGTGCATGCCGATCTGTCGAATGTCGCGCTTCAGGCGGCGGTCGGAAATCAGGGCCGCGGCGCCAAGGCCGAACAATCCGCTGGTCATGGCGTTGTTTTGCGCGATCTGGGCGTTGTACGGGTTCAGGGAATTCTGGTAGCCCTGCTGGGTGATGCCCGACACGTCCGTGCCAGCCTGGTTCGTCTGCTGGGTCTGCCCGAACTGCGGCGCCGTCACCTGCGAGCCGGTGCGCAGCGCGTTCAATTCGTTTAGCGGCTGCTGGCGCAAGTAGTTTGCCTCGTTGATACCCTGTGAGCGGCCCTGGTTCGTCAGGTTGGCATTCGACATGGCCTGGCCGAAGCCCTGCGCTTGCGCCGTGTTGTGGAACTGAGCATTGTTCAGGGCCTGGCTGTAGGCGTTCTGGTTCGATGCAAGGCCGATACCGAACAGGCGCGACTGCTCGGCGCCCCCGCCCGTGATGGCCGACTGGCGCGCGTTGTTGTAGGCAAATTCCTTGTTACGCGAAAAGTCACCGATTGCGCGGTTCCAGGCGTCGGAATTCTGCATGACGCCTTGCTGCACCAGCTTGTTTTCAAGGTCCCCTTGGTCCTGCTTCCACTGCGGGTCCATGAACGCGGATTGCTGCTTGTACAGGGCGTCACGCTGGGTTTGCAAGTCCTTTGTCAGGTCGGCCCCGCCGATCAATTTCGGGACTCCCGCCATATTCACGTCGTCCTGGATTTTGCCGTAGCTCACGCTGTTGACCTGATTCGGCAAACGGTCGTATGTCAGTTGCTGCGACATCGAATCGCCCACGCGGCCCAGCTGGCTTTCGCCAAGGTCGGACATGCTCTGGCTGATGCGGTTGGACGAGTCCAGCAGCTTCTGCTGCGCCGGGTCAAGCGTCGTGGTCTGAGACCATTTCGTGGTGCCGTCCGGGTTCTTGGTCTCGTTGTAGACTTGCGATCCCCATGGGTTGTACTGGTCGATGCGGTTCAGGTGCGCATTCGCGTTCGCCGTTTCGATATTCGACTTTGTCTGTGCAGCTGCCACAGCAACCGGGTCCGGTGCTGGCGGTTGTTTTGGCTCTTTCTTACCCATGGTTTTCTCCCTGTTCAATCCATTTGCATTCTTCGCGCAGCATGCCATACACCACGCAGTCATCATCATCGAAACCGCGCCGCATAATGCCCTCTTGTATGAAGCCTGTACTTTCCAAAAACTGGCGCGTGGCGCGCGCGCGGGCCGGCGTGAAAGCCGTTACCCTGTCCACCTGCAGCTGGATGAACGGATAAGCGAAGATCGAGCGCAGCGCGGCGCGGGACAGCCAGCGCGGGCTGGTCGCCGCACATGAAAGCTGGATGTCGTTGCCGCGGTACTCGTGGTACACCACCGCCCCGACGCATTCCCCGCCGCGCTCCACGCCGATGGCCGCGCACTGGCCGAAGCTGTCCACATGCGGGATGCGTCGCGCCACCCATGCGGCAAGTTCGTCGCTTCGGTTGAGCACGAGATTCAAAGGATTCTCCCGCGCCGGAACACGTACTGGACCGACTGCCATTGCAAGGCGCTCACGTTGTTGACCACGCGCATGTGCAGCGCGCCAGTGTCGCCCACGCCGACGACGCCCTGCCAATCCTGCTTGATGCTGCCGCTTTCGCCCCACGGGAAGGTGTTCCAGGGCGCTGTATTCCAGGGCGTGCCGCCAGTGCCGGAGAACGAAGGCGCGGAAACCGGGTAGGCGTCGGCAAAATCCATATCCATGGCGAGCGTGGCGCGGATCGTGCCGCTGGTCTTGAACACCGGGCGCGCCATCGTGATCTGTTTTTCGTAGCCCGGCGCGCCGAAATACTGGAACGCCGTTTTCGCCTCCCCGAAGATATAGCCGCCGTTGTCGGAAAAGCCCTCCTCGCACTTGGCCACGTAGGCGGTCCCGGCGCCGGCGCGGCGTCCGGATGCGAAGAACAGTTCATCGCCCATGCTTTCGAAGGTGCTGGCGTTCCAGCCGATGTATCGGCACCACGCCCCGGTAATCGTGTTCATGACGTACTGGCGCGCCTGCTGCACCTGTGAGGGCAAACCGCCGCCCGGCGAGCGGTAGGAGGTCGGCACGTTCACGAAAAGCTTGTTCCCCACTGGTGCGAGACAGGCCTCCCAACCGAAGTTGTCGCCGTAGTTGTCGAGGTCGGCGGCGACAATCGTGTTGATCTTGTCGCTGATGGCGATCTGCTGGGTGCGGTCGGTGAGCAATGCCTTGGACAGCGGCAGGAAGCCGTCGCTCGTCAGGAAAATCACATCTGACGCGACGCGCACGAAGCAGCGGCGCCCGACTGGCCGGCCAATGCGGTAGCGCCCGTTTTTGACCCAGTTTGCAGCCACGGCGGGGTCGGTGCCGGAATACATCAGCACTTCGCCCTCGGACGAGATAAACACGGCGTATTCCTGCACGCCGGCAGCGTTGTCGATGGTCCAGGTAGCCATCGCCATGAGGTAGCCGCCCAGGCTCAGAAGCGGCGAGAGGTCCACCGACAGGGCGGCGCCGGTCACGGTGTTGACGGGCAAATACCAGAACCGCGCGCTGTCCTTTTCGATGAAAAACACCCGGCTGGCGTAGAGGTTCACATGGATCAGCAGGCGCGGGTCAACGCCGGTAATGGCGATGGTCACGTAGGTGCCGACGACAGAGGCGTTCGCGCCTGGGTCGGCTGCCATCACATAGGTAAAGGTGCTCGCGCCCGTCACGGTCACCATGTAGGTGCCGCTGAAGCCCGCCGGCGTCGTGCCGATGACGGTCACGTAATTGCCGGTGGACAGGCCATGCGGCGCCGCGGTGGTCAAGGTGGCCAGCGTGCCGGCGCGGGTAATCGTGCTGATGGTCTGGGCGGCGACGCTGGCCACCTTCTGCCATACCGTGCCGGTGTAAATCTCGGGGTAATCGGCGCCATTGACGGCCAGCAGGAACTGCCCGCCAGGCGTCCCCATGTTCGTGTACTGCCAGCGCGCGTTTGCCAGCCCGGTGACGACAGCCGCGCCCACGACGCCGCCCGCGGTGGCATCAAAGAACGATGTGCCGGAAGCGGCGAACAGCTTCGATGTGGTCGGGCTGTTGTAGGTCATCAGCGATTCGATGGCGTCCGTGTAGCCGGTGGACCAAGGCGAAAAGCCGCGGCGCAAGTCCACGCTGGTGGTGCTCGGGAAGAAATTATCCAGAATGACGGCATCAAGCGGCGGCATGGCGGCAAGCGCGTCGCGCGCGTTCAGGCCCCCGACTGGCGCCGCGAGGCTCAGGCTTTCCGATTGAGGCGGTTTTTTCGGCTTTTGCCGTGCGAATCGCATTGTTATTCCCCGTATCCGCTATCAGGAATGTTGCGCCAGTCGATCAGCTGATCTACCGCGCGCCCGCCGCCCAGGTTCAATGTGTCGCTGCCGGCGTCCGCGCCCTGCGCGATGGCCAGAAGCTGTTCGAATTTGGCGCTGAAGTCGTCGCCCAGGCCCTTCGCTTCCTGGTAGCGCATCTTCAGGCCGGTAATCATGAGCCGGTCGGGGAACATGCACACATCGTCGTCCAGCGTGAATTCAGCCTTGGCCACGCCGGCGGCGGTGCGCGCCCAGTAGGCGCTAATGTATTCGAAGCCGATGCGCTCGGCGTTCGTGATCGCCGGCCAGATTTGGAACGTGCCGCCCAGCACGCGAAAGGACAGGCGCGGCCCGGTCGAAATATAGCCGGACTTGAGCCAGGCCCATTGCTGCGCGGTCTTCGGGCCAAGCATCTGCCAGTGCTGCGTCTTGTCCCATTGCGTCTTGTCCAGCGAGCGGTCGAAATCGGCTGGGAACGGGTATTTCGTCTTGCAGAAGGTGAGCGTCACCGTGCCGCTGGCCGTGGCCGGCTGGTTCAGCGTCACCTGCGTGGCGCTGTCGTTCGTCAGCACATAGGTGTCAGTGTTGATGCCGGTCCCCACCACCATGTAGGTGCTGTCCACCCCGGTGGTCGAACTAAGGCCCGTTACGACGGCGCTGCCAGACACGGTGGTGCCGGTGGCGCTGAGGTACTCGGTCGTGAAGGCGTATTCCGTGGACAGGTCCTGCCAGATAAACCCCTGCTGCAGATCACCGCCCAGGCCGTTTAGCAGCGCAAGCAGCTGGATCGTGTCGGTTGTGGTCGAGCCGGTTACCAGCGTCGGGCGTGGAATGCCCAATTCGCCGGCAGCGGCCTGGATAATCTGCAGCATGGTTTTCATTTAGCGGGTCCGTTTCTGGGTTGGTGCCGGGGCCGGGTCCTGTACAGGCTCAAGCGCGGCCAGCTGGTCAAGGCCGGAAGGCGTGGCCGGGTTGCCCATGCCGGCCAGCCGGTCCAACTGGGCCTGCATCGCGGCCATCTGCGATTCAAGGGCTTCATTGCGCGCCGTAACGGATGCCAAGGCCTCGGCGGTCTTGGTTTCTGCTGCCTCGCCGCTGGCCAGCTTCAGGTAATTGCGCGCGGCGTCGCGGAAGGCGTGCGGCGACATCCCGGCGATCATGCCAAGCGCCTGAATTTGCATGTCCGAAGCGTTGGCGATGTCATCGACCGACATGAATTTGATTGCGCGCAATTCTTCGGCCATTGACGGGGTAATGCGCGGCCACTGGTCAATTGGGGTCTTGCCGATCAGGCGCTGGTCGCCGGCCATGCGGTTCTGGTAATGCGCCCAGTGCTTCGGGAACCGTTCCTTGTGGTCGTCCCGGGCCATGGTGTCGATCACGTTCTTGTCGTCGCCGGGCAGGTAGATTTTCACCATGTCCACGTCGAAGAAAATGGGGCGCCCTTGCCTGGCGCTTTCGAAATTGTTCTTCATCGGCTTGGTGTAGAACGACACGGACAAGGATTTGTCCGGGTCGCGCTGGCCTACGAATTCCGGGTTGGCGTCGTCCGAGGCGATATATTCGTTGCTGTGCATGGTATTGCTCCTTGAAGTAGTTCAGGTGTGCGTTTGTGGGGATGCGCGATTAAGCGCTCAGGAACAGGAAATAATTGCCGTCGCCGCGCGCGCCGAACAGCGCCGATTTGCCGGTAGCAATCGACACGCCGGCATTCGTTGCGGCCAGGCCGATGCGAAAGCCTACTGGCGGGTAGACCGTCAGCGTGCTGGCGCCCTGGTTGTACACGGCCAGGATGTCACCGCCCAGCACCTGCTTGGTGGTGTCGGGCAGGATGGCGCCCGTCGAAGCTGCCACCGTGGTGAATTCGGTCGAACAGGTGGTAAGTGCGTAGGCGGTGGCCTGGTTGGTGCCGGTGGCGGTCTTGCCGCCCTCGCCCACGCCGTTGATGTTGCGGGCCTGCGGGCCGGTCAGGCCTGCGCCCATCATATCTTTCTGGAATCCTGGCATGATATTTCTCCTTGAGGTTGGAAAGCAGGGGCCGAAGCCCCCGCATCACTGGTTTAGGTGATCTGGCCCTGGTGGAATGGGCGGTTGATCTGGATAACGCCAAAGCCGGTGGAAGGCGTGCCGGTCGTGGTCGAAACCTTGGCGTTCAGAATCTGTTCGCCGGCCACTGCCGCATCGTCCACGCTGCCAGGGGTGGCTGCCAGCGAGAACACGTCGGCGCCCACCACCATGGCGTTTGGCGCCTTCACGACGGCAGCGCCATCGATCTGATACCAGCCGTATTGCAAGGCGACGTTTGCCGACATGGCGACAGCCACGGGGCCGGTGCCAGCGGTAGCCGGCGACAGCGCAGTGGTGCCAAGGTACTGGTCGTAATCCACCATGGTGCCAATCGCCGTCGAGGCGATGCCCTTCAGGTAGATAAATTCACCGGTGCCGTAGGTCGGATCGGTTGCGGTGACGATCGTACCCAGAGCGTGGTTCTGGGTGGTGTCGGTCACGGCGATTGGCTGGAAGCCAGCCAGCGGGTTTTGAATCGTGTAAGCCATGATGCTTTCTCCTTGAATTGGGAAGGAACCCGCCGAAGCGGGCGCCGGTTTGTTACGCCTTCAGCAGGCCCTGGAACTGGGCGCCGCGGGTGGTGAGATTGCCGGCCCAGCCATACAGCTTGACAATGGCGTCCTGGTTGATCGCCTGGCGCTCGCCGCCGATAGGCACGAAATTGCGGTCACGGTGCGGGCGGAACTTCATGTACTTGGTGTTCAGGAAGTACATGCGGTTGGCAGTGGTCATGCCGATACCGCCGTCCAGGACCACGTCAGCCGCCACGCCGCCGCCGTAGAACTTCAGCTTGGCGAAGCCTGCGCCAGCCGTGCCGCCGCCGTCGCTGGTGACGCGCTGGATGGCCTGCAGCGCGTTAACGTACATGCTGTAGTAGTTCGAATCGGCCACGATAAGGGTTGGTTTGTCACGGCCACGCACGAGGCGCAGGGCCAGCGTGGTCATGTACTGCACGATGTTGGTCGCGGACACTGCTGCGCCGCCATCGGTCAGGCCGCTGAACGACTGCGAGCGCCAGAATGCCCAGGTCGCGCGGTCGATGCCGCCGTAGGTGCCGGTGTTGGCCACGTCGGGGACAGCTGCCTGCAGGCCTGTGATGTTCTTGCCGCCGTTGCCGGTGCCGTCGCCGTAGATGTCGGCGGCGATGCGGTTCAACAGGCGCGCTTCGGAAATCTCCATGCGGCTGTCCAGCAGATCGATGATCTGTTCTTTGCCGCTGTTCTGCAGCATTTCCAGGCCCGACATGGTGACGGCGTCGGCGTACTGCTTGATGCTGTACTGGGCGGCGCTGATCGGGCTGTCAGGGCTGATGTTGATCGCCTCGTAGCCGGAATAGCTGCCACTGTTGTCCGTCGTGGTGTCGTTGTACATGATTTCTTCCAAAATCACGTTACCGCCGGAAAACGGCTTGATGTTGCCCTGCGCCTGCAATTCCATCAGCAGAGCGTTGTTGTTGGTCAGGTTGTCGGCCAGCTCGCCGGAGCGGGACTGGATGGTGGTGGCGATGATGTCGGTAATCGCGGAGTTCGGGAATGGCATGGTGTTGCTCCTAAGTAGTCGATGAAGTGGTTAAACCCGGCCAGCGTCCACGGCTTCAAATGAAGCTGCGAGGGCGCCGCGCCTGTCCTTTGCCGATGGGCTTGAAGCAGCGCCGCTAGGAGTAGCGGTGCGCACCGAAGCGCCAGCGTTTTTGGCTTTCTTGATGGCCGCTTGCCTGGCCGCTTCCGTTGCTGCAGCAGTCGCTTGCGCTTGACGCGCTTGGTCAGCTGACGACAGGGATTCGTCCAGGCGCACGGCCATCTTGTAGGCCGCATCAGGGTTTTGGGCCATACCAGACTCAAGTAGTTGAATCATCGGCTCCCGTACCTGCTCAAAGTGCGGATACTGTGCTGTATCCAGAAACTTTGAGAGTTCTTGCTGAATTGCTTGTACCTCTTGCTGTTCGCGCCACGATGTGACGCCGGTAACGCTCTTGTTCAGGCGGTCCACTTCGGCCATCAGCTGCAGCGTCACGGGGTCCATCTGGCCCTGTTGCTGTTGCTGAATCGCCGCCATCGGGACGCCGTAGTCCTGCGCCAGGCGCGCGAACATTTGCAATTTCTGTTCAGGGCTGCCCATGGCCAGGGTCTGGTGCGCGCGGCCCAGGTTCTGTATCCACTGCGCCGGTTGAATGTTGTGCTGCTGCAGCGTCGGGATGAATTCGGCCATGGCGTCAGTGAACTGCTTCGCCTGCAGCGCTTCGGCGCGGTAGGTCGAAACGCCCGTGCTGTATTCCTTTTCGCGCTGCACGTTGTACGCGGCCAGCTTCGTGGCTTCGTCGGCGGTCAGCGGCAGGCCCGCGGCCAGCTTCTGCTGGATCGGCAAGTATTCCTTTCGCCAGGTGGTCAGGCTTGGCGCTGGCTCGGCGGCGGGCGTTGGCGCTGCTGCAGCTGGCGCGGGGGCGTCGGCAGGCTTCGGCGCAAACCGGCCTTGCTGGTCGCGCGCGCGGGCCGCTGCCATGTCTTCAGCGCTCAATACCACCGTTTCGCCGGTGTCGCCGGCATCTGGTGCTGGGTTCTCAAGCGCTTCCAGCCCAGCCAGCAGCGTGTCGCGGCGGCTCTCTGGCTCGTTGTTCTGAATTTCGTCTTGCTGGTCGTTAGGTCCGGGCATGGTGTTCTCTCAAGTAGTTGAGGGGTGGGTGGGTCAAGCGGCTTTAAGCTTCTCGTTTGCAACGCGAATCAGTGTTTCCTTCAGCCCGGGCGGGGGCTTGATGGCGGTCGGCGCCTTCGGCTTCTCGTTCCCCATCTCGATAACGCCGTGCTGCTTCAGGTGCGCGCGGTGCTGGCTGCGGCTCGTGATCCAGCTGCCATCACACTGGCTCTGGTACGGCTGGATGTCGGCGGCTACCATCGGCGCCACCACACGGCGCTGCATCGTCACCCCGCAATGCTCGGGCAAGTCGTCGTCCATCTTGGCGATGGAGCGGTAGATTTCCTCGGTGTGGCCGCATGCGCAGCCCAGAACGTAGATAGGCATCATTCCTCCCAGTCTTGTTGAAGTGCGGGTTTCTGGTCGGCGGCATACTTCGCGGCCTGGTGCTGAAGTTCTGCGATATGCACTTTCACGGCGTTGTCACGGGCGTTCATCTGGGCCTCAAGCGCCAGGCGCTGCTGTTCCAGTCGTTCGGCGCTGGCCGCTTCCGCGTCGGCCATGCGCGCCTCAAAGGCCATGCGCTGCTGCTCAAGCTGGGCGTCAATCTGGGCCTGCTGGGCGTCGCGCTGCGCTTCCAGCTGCTGCTGGTGGGCGTTCTGCTCGGCCTGCACCTGCTGTTCATGGCTGGCCAGCTGCGCATCCGTCTGCATGCGCTGCTGCTCAAGCGTCTGGGCATTGGCCAGTTTCTTGTCTTCCAGCTGCATCTGCGCCTGGACCTTCTGCATTTCCGGATCGGGCGGCGGTTCCTTCGGCTGCTGCGCTTCCTTCGTCATCTTGTCCAGCGCGGCGTCAATCATGCCTTCCACCGTGCGCCCCACCTTGAAGCCGGTAATGCCGAACTTCAGCAGGCCAACAAGCAGCGGCGCCATCTGGGGCGATTGCTGGATGATCGGCAGGGACTTTTCCATGTAGGTGCCAACGGCGTCAAGGAACAGCGAGCGGTCGGCCTTCTCTTGCGCCTCGTCCATCTGGATCATGGAATCGCTGGACACTTCCACCCGGAAGGACGACAGCGGCCCCTGGTCGGTATCGGCTGCCGGGTCCATGGCGCGCGGCCCCAGCAGCAGTTCCATCGCTTGCGGGACCATCTGCTGATCTTCCGGGGTCAGCTGTTCTACACACGCGATGCGCGCGATGGTGGACGGCTGGAAGTGTTGGCAAATGATCTGCGCCTTGATCTGCAGGATTTCAGTGGCAAAGCGGACCACCTTGTCCTGATTGTTGCGCAAGCGCATGTTTCCGTACTGGCCTTTCAGCTTCTGCGCGCCGTAAGTCTCGGTGGGGTCGCTGGCGCCGCGCACGATGTCGCTGATGCCCATCAGCTCGTAAATCTGGTTCTTGACCTGTTCCACCGTGCTGTAGGCAACCTCAAGCGCCGACACAATCGGGGCCAGGTCCACGATGTCAATCGAGCCCTTGAGGCCCATTTTCTCGGAAAACGCGGTCCAGTCGGAAACAGGGATCAGCGTGCCGTTGCCGCCTTCCTTGAACAGGCGCGCCAGCTCTGGCACAGCGGACGAGTAGACACCCATCACCTTGAGCTGGTCGATCAGGCCATCGATCTTGGCCTGAAGCTTGGTCAACTGGTTGGCCTGGTCCTGGTAGAGCTTGAAGTCCGGCACCGGAACCAGCGTGCAGTTCGTCATCGTGGCGTACAGCGGGCGCGGGCAGGGGAAAAAGCCGTCCAGCTTCAGCGGGTCGGCGCGCTCGTCCACGATCTGCTGGGTGGTCTTGGCCATCCAGACGGCGGTGGACGTGGCTTTGTCCCAGATTTCATAGATGGCAGCCTGCGCGCCCTCTGCCGACGAGCCGGCGCCCGCGGTAATCTTGCGGTTGTCGCCGTTCTGGTCGGGCCGGGTGTCCAGCGGGATCGTGGCGGCGATTTTCTCGCCAAAGCGCTTGACCAGCGCGGCCTTGTCCATGTAGACGAGGCGCCACACTGCCGGCACTTCCTCCCAGGTGCGCGCCACGACGTGGCCAAATTCCTTCCAGTGCACATAATCGACCGGGGCGCACTCATATTCGATTTCCTCGGTCGCTGCCGCCTGCTCGTCCTGTTCCGGGTCGGCCTTGTCGGCGTCTTCCGTCACCTGCACGCCGCCGTCGATCTGGCCAGGCACGGAGATGATGTGCGGCTCGTAGCGCACCCATGAAACGCCGCGGCCACCCAGGAAGCGGTCGAGAACGCAGCCTTCCATGGCGGCGCGGTAGTCGGGGTAGTGCTCAATCTCGTAGGACAGGGCGCGTTCCAGCAGCAGGCACGCCACACGCCCCACCGGGTCGCTGTCGTTGAAGCGGCGCGACACATCCGGCTTTGGCACGCGCGAGAACGTGGCCGGCAGCAGCACCTGGACGTTTGACCACAGGATGTTGAACGCGGACGTGCTGTCCGTGCTGCTGTCGGCCTTCTCGTCGTAGTCGCGGTAGCGCTTGACGATCTTGCCGGCGCGCGTTTCCCACGGCTTGAACTTGCGTTCGTAGGCCGCAATGGCGTCAACCCACTTTTTCGCCTTCGGGTCAATCGCTGCTTTTGGGTTTGTATCGGCCATCAGATTCGTCCTTTATTGGGGGCGGGGGTCGATGCCCACATTTCGTCCAAAGTGGCCTGGTTCGTTCCCACCGTGAGGCCGCGCATTGGCGGCTTGGTCGGTGGCGGTGGCTCGGCCTGCTTCATAATCAGGCAGCCGTAGCTGTAGCCGTCGCCGTCGTGGCTGGACCAGTCGTGCAGCGGGTCGCTGCTGAAGATCTTTTTTTCTTCGTCGTACTCATAGCGCCACGAGCGCAGCGCATTTAGGCCGGCGTCACAGCGGGTGGCGTTGAACTTCACGCGCGGGGTAAGCACCCGGGCGGCGTTCACCCGGTCGGCAATCGAAGATCGCGGCACCATGGCCACGTGGTCGGCGCCAAAGGCCTTGAGGAAGATTTCCACGGCGCTGTGCTTCGCGGCAAACGTCTTGGCCTTGGCGTCGTGCGGCAGCCAGAAGCGGCCCAAGGCGGGGCGCCCGTCCGCGCGCTGGTACTTGCGAAGCATCGCCTCAAGGCGCACCACCCATTCATCAGCGTCGATGCCCCAGCCGCTGGCGTGGTCGATGATCTGGTAGCCGCCGATCATGGGCTGCCAGAACCACCACGTGGCGGTATCGCGTCGGCCCAGGTCGCACGAGATTTCGATGGGCGCGCCGTACGGGTCGAATTCCACCTCGTCGGTGATCTTGCCTTCTTTCTCCGAAATGCCCAGCGAGCGGGCCAGGATCGCGCCCAGGATCGCCGCTTCGAAACTGCACATGTATTCTTGTTCGAACTTGCTGCGCCCGTAATCCTCGCCAAAGTCATCGATGTAGTCGCGCAGTTCCTTGGCCAGCTGGTCATCGGTCAGGGCGCCGGTGTCGCGCACGTCCAGAATCTGGGCAAAGCTGTCCTCGCCGGCCTGCATGTTGCGCAGCGCGGCCTTGTATGTGCTGTAGGCGTGGTTGCGGCCCCGCGGCGTGGTGATGAAGATTTGCCAGCCGTTGTTCTCGGTGGTGGTCGGGCGCAGGTAAGCGCGCGCGTTCGGGTTCGACAGCGCCCACTCCGAATAGACGATGCCCGCCGGCGTGGAACCCACCAGCGTGTCCGGGTTGTCGGACCCCACCACCTGCCAGCTGCTGCCGCCCTTCAGGCGCAAAATCATCTTGGTGTTGTCGATGCCGGCGCGAATCTCGTGCGGGAATGCTTCATCGATGCGGCGCTTGCCGGTGCGCGGGTTCACAGCGTCCCAGATCGCTTTTCTGGCCTGCGCATACTCGGGCAGCATGTGCCAGTAGTTCGCCTGGCGCTCAAACGCGGCGCAAGCGGTGCGGTGCAGGGAGATTTCGTCCTTGCCATACCGGCGATGCCAGATCAATTCGCAGTGGCGCCCGCCGTTCTCAAGGTAGGACCATGCGGCCATCTGCGCGGGCCGCGGCTGCCAGTTGTTGGGGAGCACGATGCGGGTCATGGTCATGGCCTCGCAATCAGGCGCGAGCGCGAGCGGCGGCGCGACGAGGAACCAGCGAATACCGGCGGCGTGCCGACATAGCCCGATGCTGCCATGCTCACGCCGCCCAGGGTCGTTGCAAAGGCGCCTGTCGGGTTCGCAGAGACATTGCCCGCGGCGGCAAGCGTCACGCCCCCCAGCACGCTGGAATAGGCGCCCACGTTGGTAATGGTGCCGGCAGCGGCCAGCGTCACGCCGTCAAGCGTAGCAGCGAACGTTCCGGAAGGGGTGAGCCCCACCGTACCAGCCGCGGCCAGTGTGACACCGCCCAAAGTAGCGCCGAAGGTCCCCACGTTGGTGACTTGGCCAGCTGCAGCCATGGCGACGCCGGCCAGCGTGCTGCTGTAGGCGCCAGAAGGCACCACCGTGCCGCCAGCATCTGGTGCCAGGCCAAGGGGCCGGATTCCGAGAGGCGACAGGCCAAGGCTCATATCAGGCCGGCCATGCGGGGGTTACCGCGTCGATTTGCGCCTTGGTCGTGCATGCGTTGACGGCTGTAATGGCAGTCTTGGCGGCGCTGTAAATATTGATGATTTTGCTGAAATTGACCGTGGGCGAGCGCGCGGCAGGTGCAATCGACAGCCAGAATTCAGCCTGGAACGCGATGTCATCCAGCGACTGGATGGCGGGGAACAGCGCATTGATGCGGGCCAGGCCGTCAGCCTTGATCGCGGCGTTGCGCGTGGCCTTCTGGTCGCCCAGTTCGTTGTATGCGTCGATGATGTTCTGCACCGCCAGGTCGTTGGACGACAGCCACACGCCGTCCCGCTGCACCAGCGAGTGGCCGGCGGCAGCAATTGCCGCGTGCAGCCCCATACCCTTTTCGATGTAATTAATCATAGGTAGACGTACGGGCAAGGTGGGAAGTCGGCGGCGAGCGTTTGCAGGCCGGCCACGGTGAAGGTGGTAGGCAGCACAGTCCAGCCGCCGCCGACAGCCGAAGCCTGCCCAAAGCCATATGGCGATGTGCTGGTCCCCATGCCCATGTGCGTGGACTGCGCCAGGAAGCTGTTGCTTGCCGCCCGCACGGTGACATTTACGCTCGACAGCATCATGAAGTAGTACCAGCCGGGCGGGACGTTCATGGTGCCGCCGACGAGTGTCGCGGACTTTAGGCCCGTGGTATTCGGCAGCATGTCACCGCTTTGTGCGATCAGATCGCCGGGCGAGCCGTCAGCGTTGACCGGGTACAGGCCACAGCGCACCTTGTCCGAGCCGGTGCCGCCCAGGGTCGTGACTTCGATACCCAGCGCAGAAACGCCCTTGCCGGCGTCGATGCGCACTGGCATGAATGCGGGCGTGTTCAAGGTCAATGCCTTGACGTTGGCGCTGCCCACGAACGGATAGGCAATCATCGCGCGCAGCGTGGCCACTGACGTGATACCCGGAAACGAGGTCACGCCGCCCTGCTGCATCACGGCAGCGCAAACCACCGTGTAGGTGCCAGCGGACAGGCTGACGGCTGTCGCGCCTATGTTCGTGAAAGTGCCACCGGTGTAAGTTTGCAATACCTGCGTGCGCGCCAGGACCGTGGACGAAGTAAGCTTGCCGATACCGCACTCAATCGGCGCGCCGGTCGAATCCAGAATGTTGTAATACAGCGGCTGGTTGACGGCAAACTGGTCTGCAAACGTCGGGTATCCAGTGGCAGCGGACAGCGTAAGAGAGCCGGTGCCGGTCGTCGTCGTCGTCTGCTTGATCCAGTTGCCGAGCATTTAAGCGCTCCCCTCGGTCTGGGTCGCGCTGGTGCAGGACACGTTCAGGCCGATGGTGATGCTGGTAGTGTTCAGAATGTAATCAGCCCCGGACGTGCCAACGCTGAAATCTTCGACAAAGGCGCCCGTGCTGTCCACCATACGGCCCCAGGTGGCGGTGCCGGTGGCGTTCGCGCTGGCGTCGGCGGTGATAGCGCTGAAGGTCAGCACGCCGCCCGATGCGTTCGCCGCGCTCGGGTCGGTGAAGGTCAGTTCTGCCAGCAGGGTGGTGGCCGCGCCGCCGGTGGCCGGGCGTGAGCCGTCATAAACACGAAACAGGCCAGCGCCTGCGCCGGCGTCCACAGCGTCGCGGATCAGGTTTGCGCGGGCGTTGCGGATCGTGACGTTAATGCCGACTGTCATGATTCACCCCGCAAGATTTCGGCTTTCTTGGCCAGGCCCCAGGCGTCGGCCTGCTTGCGGGCCACATCGTCGCCCAGCGCAAGGCCCTCTTTCTCGGTGTGCAGGCCGGCGGCGGTGTACACGCGAGTGGTCCAGCAGTGGTGACCGTCGCCGCGGTCCTCGCCCACGAAATATTCGTGGTAGACGCGGCGTCCTTGCGGCTCGGCCATCAGGCCCGTCTGCTCGCCCGTCTTGACGACTGGTGCCGGGGCGTCCACGGCGGGGATGGCGTCAACGCCCAGAATGGCGTCCTTGATGCGTTTCAGGCGGCTCATTACATGCCCTCCCCGGGTTGCACGGTGGCCACGGCACTGCCGGCGGCGCGGCAGATACAGCTGATGTACTGCTGGCCCGCGGCCATGCCCAGCGTCACATCCGACGATGGCAGCACCGGGGTGCTGGTGCGCGTGCCAGGGACGGCGCCGGGCAGCGTGGCCGATACCGACGAGTCCCCGATAGCCACGAACATGACATTCGGCCCCTCGTTGACAATCCGGATGGCGTTGGCCGAAAAGGGGATGGCCACAGCTGCCGATGCCGCCGGCGCGCCCGTCAAGGCAAACGCGGTGGCTTGTGCGCTGAATAGTTGCTGGTTCATGCTTGCG